CTTGGCATCGCGCTGAACCCGCTCGACGGGCTCGACACGCCGCTGATGCCGCTCAACATGACCGATGGGCGAGATGACCCGGACGAAGCGGCCGACGAGGCCGAGGCGCCCGACAGCCCGGAAGACGCCACCGAAGGGGCGAAGGAATGAATCAGACCATTGACACGTCGTTCGAGTTCAAGGACGTCACCGATACCGGCTCATTTGTGGGCATGGGATCGGTGTTCGGCAACATCGACCAGGGCGACGATGTTGTGCTGCCCGGCGCGTTCGCCACCAGCCTGCAGATGTGCAGCAAGTCTGGCCGCATGCCGGCCATGCTGTGGCAGCACCGGCCCGGTGAGCCGATCGGCGCCTGGCAGTCCATGACCGAGACGCCCAAAGGGCTCGAAGTGACAGGCCGCCTGGCGATGAAGACCCAGCGCGGCGCCGAGACGTATGAGCTGATGAAGATGGGTGCCCTTAGCGGCCTGTCGATCGGCGGCAGGACCAAGGACTTCGACTACAACGCCAAGAGTGGCATCCGCACGATCAAGGCATTCGACCTGTTCGAAGTGTCCCCGGTCACTTTCCCGATGAACGACCTGGCGCGCGTCGCGTCGGTCAAGTCAATAGATGAATTCGACGATGTGACGAGCGTCGAAAACTACCTGCGTGATGCTGGTGGTCTGTCTCGTCGTGATGCAAAGACCGTCATTTCCTCGATCAAGGCACTGGTGCTGCGCGACGCTTCACCGGACCAGAGCGCGGAGCTGGCAGCGATTGCGTCCCTACTGGAAAAGCGAACGGCCATCCTGGCCTGACGCAAGACCTACCACCCCACCTCACCCGCCGCTGGCGGGTTTTTTCATTTCTGGAGCACCCATGTCTGACCTTTCCACCATCCAAACGGCCATCGAGGCCAGCAACCGCGCCTTCGAGGCATTCAAGCAAGCCAACGAGTCGAAGACTGCCGCGCAAAGCGACAAGCTCGCGTCGATGGACAAGGCCTTCGCCGATGTCCTGGCATTCCAGGCCAGCACGACCAAGATGCTCGAGGATCTGGAAGCCAAGGCCAAGCGGCCCGGCTTCGGCTCGGGCAAGACCGACACCGAGGTCGACACCGAGGAGCACAAGAAGGCGTTCCGCGGCTACATGGCCAAGGGCAACGACGCCGGCCTGGCCGATCTGGAGCGCAAGGCCCTGGCCAACAGCACCAACTCGGGCGCAGACGGTGGCTACGCCGTGCCGAAGGTCATCGATTCGATGATCGAGTCGCTGGTCGTGAACATCTCGCCGATCCGCCAGATCGCCAGCGTGCAGCAGACCTCGACAGGCGACTTCCACAAGCTGGTGAACCTGAAGGGCTCGCAGTCGGCGACAGCGGCAGAAACCGGCGCGCGTGCGGCGACCAACACGCCCACCCTAGCCGACATCGCCATCCAGGCGTATGACATCTATGCGAACCCGCAGGCTTCGCAGCAGATGCTCGACGACGTGTTCTTCAACGCCGAGTCGTGGCTCGCCGAGGAAATTGCGGAAGAATTCGGCCGCCAAGAAGGCGCCCTGTTCATCAGCGGCACCGGCACCAACCAGCCGACCGGCCTGTTGACTCCGACCTTCGCGGCCACCGCTGACGCCTCGCGCGCCTTCGGTACGGTCGAGTTTGTCGGCACGGGTGTTTCGGGTGCGTTCCCGGCGGCGAATCCGAGCGATATCCTGTTGACGTTGGCATCCAAGGTCAAGGCCCGTTATCGCAGTAATGCACGGTGGGTCATGAACAAGGCGGTGCTGTTCACCATCGCTGCGTTCAAGGACTCTGGCGGTCGGTACATCTTCAACCCGATCAGCGCTCCGGATGTGCCCAGCACGTTGCTGAACTACCCGGTGACCGAGGCGGAAGACATGCCGGCCCTTGGCGCCAGCACCTACTCGGTGCTGTTCGGCGACTTCAAGCGTGCCTATACGATCGTCGATCGCATCGGCACCCGCATCATCCGCGACCCGTTCTCGAACAAGCCGTACATCGGCTTCTACACGGTCAAGCGGGTGGGCGGCAAGGTGACCAATTCGGAGGCCTACAAGGCCCTGAAGTTCATCTGATCCGAGACGGCGATGGCATTTCGCGTCACAGTCCCGGCCGCTGAGGTGGTCACCACCGCCGATCCGGTCATCGCGCAGTACATGCGGGTGATCGACTCGGCAGAGACTGACGTGATCGACGAGATGCTGCGCACTGCGCGCGAACTGTGTGAGCAGTTCACATGGCGCGCGCTCGGTACGCAGACCATCACCCTGGCGATGGGTTCATTCCCGTCGCCGGGTCTCGAAACAGCATCCGCGAACTGGTACGGCCCGAGCTGGGGCGTTGGCCCTGGCCCGCTCACCACCATCAAGCCGGATGGCCAGACGCTGTATGAAATATGGCTGCCTCGCTCGCCATGCCAATCGGTGACCAGCATCCAGTATTACGACACGTCTGGCGTGCTTCAGACGCTTGCTCCGTCCGCTTACTTGCTGGACAACTACAGCGAGCCGGCGTGCATCACGCCAGTGCCAAACACGACCTGGCCGGCGACGCAGAACCAGCGCAACGCGGTGCTCGTGACGTTCGTCGCGGGCTACGGTGCGAGCCAATCGGCTGTGCCTGCTGGCCTGCTGAACTGGATCAGGCGTACGGCGCTGACACTGTACGAAAACCGGGAGCTGGTGGCCATCCTGCAGCGCGGGAAGGTCGAGATGCTGCCGTTCGTGAACGGCCTCCTTGTGAATCACGCGGTCAAGACTTACAACCCACCGGCCTATTGGGCCTGAACGATTAGGAGCCTCACATGGCAGCAGGTGCATGGGTCATCCCCGACCTCGCAAAACTGAATTTCGTCAACGCGACGGACCTCCTGTCAGCGACGGCGGGCAATTTCCGCCTGGCGCTGGTGTCCTCTGCGTGGACGCCCAACAACGCCACCGATGAGCTGTGGAGCGTGGCCAGCGGCAGCGAGATCGCCAACGGGCAGGGCTACACCACGGGCGGACTGACGCCGGCCACATTTGCGCTGACGCAGACGGGCGGCGTGATCAAGTTCACCTGGTCGACGGCCAGCGTGTGGACGGCCACCGGCACGGGCATCCCGGCATGGCGCCGAGCGGTGCTGTACTACCTCGGAACGCTGAACGCCAAGGTCAATCCGCTGCTGGCGCACTTCCTGGGCGACTCGACGCCGGCCGACGTGCCGCTGACGACCTCTGGGAACACGATCACAGTGACGCCGAATGCGAGCGGCCTGTGGACGATCACCTGATAGGAGCGCGCAATGTCACTCAACCTCACCCAACGACAGACCCTCAAAGCCGCCATTGCTCTCGTGCCAGCCATCGAGGCGGCACGAGTGGCCGGCGACACGGCCACGCTTGAGCAGTGGTGCAACGCGGCCACGGCGACGCAGGCCTGGCGCACCGCCGTTACCGGTTCGGAAATCTACAACGCGCACAAGCCAGTCGAGTACATCGCGCGCAGTGCGGCCGAGCGTTCAGCGTTCGACTTGATGGTGTGCAACAACTTCACGCACGACTTCGGCGTGCAGGCCAAGCGGAATGGCGTGGCCGATATCTTCAGCGGCGTGACGAACCAGACCAGTCGCACGGCGATCTTCGCCACAGCGCAGGAACTCGCCACGAACGCGCAAGTGGCGCTTGGGGGCAATTTGGTCAGTGTGGGCGGCACCGCGAACATGGCCGAGACAATCTCGGGCCTGAAGAGACATTTCACCGGCCGGGTGGACACGTCAGACGCCAACTGGCTGGTGAACAACTGACATGGCCGGCGATCTGCGACAGAAAGAGCGGACTGCGGTTACGCTCACAAGTACCGGAGCTTCCCTCACCAACGGGAGCGCCGGATCGGCAGGAACCGACCTGGACGTGCGAGCGGGGGGCAATGCGGCCGACGACTTCTATGCCAAATTTCAGCTGACTTGCCAGTGGGCGACGATCACAAGCATCGTGCTCGGTACGACTGCGGCCGATCTGTACCTAGTGCCAAAACTCGACGGAACCAACCTGCCGACGCTGGACACGACGGCCGGGTCATCGGCTCTTCCGTATTCGTGTTATGTCGGTAGCTTCGTCTGTGTGAAAGCGCCCACAGCGAACACCGACATGCTGCTGATTTCGCCAACGGTGCAGCTCGATCCACTGCTCTACACCGCCTACATCATCAACAAATCTGGTCAAACCATCAGCGCCAACTGGACGCTGAAAGAGGTTTCGATCCAGGCGCAGTACACCTGAGCCCTAAATGGCCGCACCGTTTGATCGCATCTGGACGCGGCAGCCAGGCCTGGTTGTAGGCATTTGTCCGGAGCTAAAGCCGTTCTCCTGTTATTTGCCGAGTGCCGGGAATATTGATTGTCAAGGCAAAGGCACCTGGACAACCTTACCGAAATCGCAGAATTTCAGCGAGGTGTTCGGAGTTTGGGATTCCGGTTCGGCGGGTGTTTGGCATACAAACTCAGATGCCGTTGTCCCGGCTGGCTCACAGGCAACAATAGTCTTTGTCGTTGCTGGGATCAACTATGCCTCAACGGCGAGTAATATCTATACGGGGGTCTCCAGCCCAGGCAACGGCGCCGGTGAGTTCAATGCCTATTGCCCGTATGGAGGCGATAACAGAACCTATTTTCGGTGGGGCGGCGCAACAGAAGGCGTTACCTCACTGTCGTTCGCTGACCCAATTGGTAATGCTGCGCTTGCGCGTCACGTCTATGTGCTGAGCGTTGGCCCGGCCGGCATGGCCATCTATCGAGACGGCGCAAAGCTGGCCAGCAACTCGGCGACACCAACACGCTCGGCCTACGCCGTGCCGCTATCCCTCGATCAAAGGACCGCGAAGTTTTCGCTATTTGCAACCCTAAGCATACAGCTCCCGGACTCGCTAAATGTGGGTCTGTCAAAAAACCCCTGGCAGCTATTCGCCCCCCTGCGCCGGCCGGTATTCGCGGGGTTCTCGGCGGGAGCAGGGGTCAGCCTCACGCCAGGCAACACGTCGATTGCCGTTGCAGCATTCGTGCCTACGCTGGCGCAGACAACCAACAGTGCGCTGACGCCAGGTGCAGCAACGATCGCAGTGGCAGCGTTTGCGCCGACGCTCGCTCGCACTGCCAACGTTGCCCTGACGCCAGGTGCTACGGCACTCGCAATCACTGCGTTCGCGCCCACCCTGGCGCAGACCGCAAACATCGCGCTAGTGCCTGGTGTTGTTGGCCTCACGGTAGCCACATTCGCGCCGACGCTGGCGCAGAGTTCGGCCTCGACGTTCACGCCAGTCACGGCAGCCCTGAGTCTGTCGGCATTTGCACCGACGCTGGCACAGACTACAAATTCCAGCCTGGTGCCAAGTGCTGCGGCGCTGACCATCACGACATTCGCGCCGACATTGACGGTCGGCGCAGGCATCAACCTGACGCCTGGGCTTGCCGCACTCTCGCTGGCCAGTTTCGCGCCGACGATCGCCAAATCTGCAAACGTCACTCTGACGCCAGCCGTTGCGGCTATCGCCGTCCAGACCTACGCGCCGACGCTGGCTCAAACCGGCGCTAAGAATTTCACTCCTGCCACCGCTTCCTTGGTGCTGCAAATCTACGCGCCGAGCATGGTGCAGGGCCTGCCGACGGCGACGCCTGGGTACATCGCCATCTCTGCCGGCGCGATGCGGATTGCCTCAAGCCAGGGCACGACACGGATTGCCACACGATGACCTTCGACATCACCCGCTGGGCCGACAAAGACCCAAACGAGACGCCCGTCGTCGAGTGGGACTTTAGCGCCGACACGGCCTCGGTCAGTGCGCCGAGCGTGAGCGTGTCCGTGCGCTGGTTCTACGGCCCGTCGACTGATACCGCGCCGTCGTCCATCCTGAGCGGAGCGGCCACTGTCGTCGGCGCCAAGGTGTACCAGCGCACGACGGGCGGTGTTGACAAGGTGGACTATCTGATGACGTGCACGGCTACAGCGGCTGACGGCACGATCCTAGAACTTCCGGCCATCCTGCCCGTGAGGGCGAAGCGATGAGGACTGGCGATCTTCGGCGCCGCGTGAAGATCCAGGCGCGCACCAGCACGCTTGATCAGTGGGGCCAGCAGGTCAACACATGGAACACGCTGCTCGACAACGTGCCGGCTGCGATCGAACTGCTCAAAGGCGCCGAGAAGTTGGTCGCGCTGCAGGTGCAGAACGAGGTCACGCACAAGATCACCGTGCGCTACAACGCTGTTTTCGCTGACCCCAAGGAGGTCGGCGCATGGCGGGTGGTGTACGGCACGCGCATCTTCAACATCCACTATGCGGCGAACCCGGATGAGCGCAACCGCTGGATCGAGATGGAAGCGAGCGAGGGGTTGAACGATGGGCGCTGATGTCACCTGCGAAGGCATGGCCGAGCTGCTGCAGAAACTGTCGGACTTCCCGGACAAACTCACCAACAACGTCGTTCGCGGCGCGATCGGTGCAGCCTCAAAGGTCGTTGCCGATGAGGCCAAACGGCTGTGCCCTGTCGGCCCGCCGAGCGGCGAGGGGTTCAAGATTTACGGCGGCCGGCCTGGTCTGCTGCGCGACTCGATCAAGAAGCGGTCTAGCAAGGTCAAAGGCACGATGGTCACTGGCGGCGTGACCGCTGGCACCAAGGTGGCCGGGACCAAGAAGATGGCCGCGGGCGATGCTTTCTATGCGCTTTGGGTCGAGTACGGCACTGCAGCACACGTCATCACTGCAAAGCCTGGGCACTCGCTGTCGATCGGTGGGCGGCAGGTGAAAAGCGTCAAGCACCCCGGCGCACGCAAGCAGCCATTCCTTCGCCCGGCCGGCGACCACACAGGCACGACAACTGCGTTTTTTGCGTTCCGAGACTACGTGGCTGCGCGCATCGACAAAGAGCGAATTAACGAGGCAGCGCCTGCAGATGCGTAGCGAACTCGTCATTTCGTCGCTGCTCAACGTGGCAGGCGTTACGTCCATCGTCGGCAACCGTATGGCGCGCGTGCGCTTGCCGCAGAACACCGACTGGCCGGCGCTGGTCTATGAGCAGATCAGCGGATCGCCGATCCTTCCCATTGACGCCACGGCTGGCGGAAACATCAGCCAGGCGCGTGTGCAAGTCACAGCGCTCGCGCGCCAGTTCGACCAGATGGACAGCCTGCTCGAAGCGGTGCGCGTGGCGTGCAACTTCAAGAGCGGCGTCATCAACACTGTGACCGTCATCAGCGTGCTGCCGGATGCCACTCAGCCGGTGCTGCGCGACGACGACGCGGCCGTGTTCTATCAGTCCATGGATTTCCAAGTCACCTACCTAGAGCCATAGCGCCCTAGAACGCATCCCCACCACAGCCCGCCCTGCGCACGCACGGCGGGTTTTTTCATGCCCGAAAGGAATCGGCAATGACTCTCGCAACCGGCGTATTCAAACAAGTCAGCATCAAGCGAGAGGTGACCTATGGCACCGCGCCGGGTGCTTCCGGGTTCCAGCTTCTGCGTCGCGTGCAAAGCACGATCGACTTGAGCAAGGACACCTACCAATCCAACGAGATCCGGCCCGATCTGCAGACGGCAGATTTCCGGCACGGCGTGCGACGTGTGAAGGGCTCGATTCAGGGCGAGTTGTCCCCGGGCACCTACTCGGACCAGATCAGTGCATGCTTGAAGAAGGACTTCGCGGCGGGTGCCAACGCTTCCGCGGTCAGTCTGACGATCGCCGGAGCTGGCCCGTACACCGTCACCCGCGCGGCCGGCGACTACCTGGCCAACGGGTTCAAGATCGGCGACGTCATTCGGCTGACGGTGGGCGGCCTGAACGCGAACAACCTGAACAAGAACCTGCTGATCACGGCACTGACCGCCACCGTCGCCACGGTGGTCGTGCTCAACGCCACGGCGATGACGGCCGAAGGTCCGATTGCCGGCTGCACGGTCACCGTCCAGGGCAAGAAGTCATACATCCCGACGACTGGGCACACCGACGTGTCCTATGCGTTGGAGCACTGGTACAACGACATAACGCAGGGCGAGCTGTTTACCGGCATCAAGTTCGACAAGGCCAGCTTCAGCCTGCCGCCGACTGGCATGGCCACTGTGACGCTTGACGCGCTTGGCCAGAACATCACGACGGCCACCTCGCGCTACGGCACCAGCCCGACCGCAGTCACCACCAAGGGCGTCGTCGCTGCTGTCAATGGTGTGCTGCTGGTCAACAGCACGCAGCAGGCCATCGTCACCGGGCTGCAGTTCACGATCGACCCAACCCTGAGCGGAGATCCGGTGGTCGGTTCCAACACGGTGCCAAACCTGTTCCCCGGCCGCGTGTCGGTGACTGGGCAGTTCACGGCCTACTTCCAGGACGCCACGATGCGCGACCTGTTCATCAACGAGACGGAGTCCAGCCTGGTCGTCGCGCTGACCACCGACAACACGGCCACAGCCGATGTGATCGTGTTCGCATTCCCGCGCATCAAGGTTGGCGGCGCGAGCAAGTCGGACGGCGAGGCGGGACTCGTACAGACCTTCCCCTTCACTGCCCTCTACAACACGGCTGGCGGGTCTGGCATCTCGACCGAGCAGACCACCATCAGCGTGCAAGACAGCGCCGCGTAAGCGCGCACCCCAGCACCGACCCGGCCCGCTTTCACCTCCACGCAGGGGGTGGGCGGGCTGGGCACGGGCACCCCACATGGCCACCTCTCGGTGGCCCTTTTCATCCCCCTGCGAGAGAACAACCATGAACCCGAACGCCTTCGACCTCGATGCCTATGAGGACACCACGACTGCCGACGTGACGATCAAAGACCCGGCGACAGGTGCACCGTCGTCTGCTGTCATCACCCTGGCCGGCCCCGAGCATCCCAGCCGCAAGAAGATCGACTTCGACCGTCAGCGCCGCATGCGCGCGGTGCTGCAAAAGACGGGCAAGCTGCAACTGCAAGACCCCGAGGAAGACGAGGCCGACGAGGTGGACATGCTGGTGGCCTGCACCCTGGGGTGGTCGGGCATGAACATCGGCGGCAAGCCGCTTGAGTTCAGCACGCAGGCCTCGCGCGACCTGTACAGCGACCCGAAGCGGCGTTGGTTGCGCGCGCAGGTCGTCACCGCGCTGGGCGAGCGCGAGGCTTTTATCAAGCGCTCCGCGACCGCCTGATCGACATCGCGGAGCGCGAAATGCGACTTGGCGCACGACAGCAAGATGGGGCGACGCTGCGCGAGCACCTGCACGCTGCAGCAGCGTCTGGCCACGTTGACGATATGCTGATCGTGCCACCAGTCCCGCGCGAGTGCCGGGCTGTATGGAACGCTTTCACCGCGCTGTCACAGCATCGACGGGCGAGCATGGGCGCGCATGCGCTCGCGCTGTCCGACGTCGAAGCGTGGTGCAGGCTGCAGGGCGTGCGCTTGACTGGCTGGGAACTCGACACCATCACCGCGCTCGACGCGGCCTCGCTGCGCATCGCAGCGGAAAAGAGGCACTGACATGGCCGTTCTCGAAGCTGGCTCGCTGCTTTTCAAGATGGCGGCCGACACGGCGCAGATCAAGTCCGACATGGATAAGGTCAAGGGCATCGTCGGAGATGGTGTCAGCGACGTCATCAGCACGCTCAAGAAGGTGGCCGTCGCCTATGCGGGCATCGCCAGCATCGATGCGTTCGCCGATATGGTCAAAAGCTCGATCCGCGCGGCCGATGCGCTGGGCGAGCTGAGCACCAAGACCGGCGCCAGCGTTGAGGCCCTGTCCGGCCTGGCCGCGGTGGGCAAACTCACCGGCACCAGCGCCGACCAGATCGGCGAAGCCATGAACAAGCTCGCCAAGAGCACGGCGAGCATGGACGAGAACGGCAAGGGCGCAGCACAGGCCCTGCGCGCTCTCGGCGTCGACTTCGACGACTTCCAGAAGATGAGCCCGGACGAGAAGATGCAGCGCATCGCGCTAGCTATGTCCGACTTCGGAGACGGCTCGGGCAAGAGCGCCGCAGCCATGGCTCTGTTCGGCAAGACCGGCGCAGAAATGCTGCCATTCATGCGCGACCTGGCCGAGACAGGCGAGCTGCAGGCCAAGGTCACTACCGAGCAGGCGGCGCAGGCGCACGAGTTCGACACGTCACTGAAGAAGTTGCAGACCAGCGGCGAGGCCTGGAAGAAGGAACTCAGCATGGGCATGTTGCCCGCGCTGACAGACGCATCGACGGCGATGATCGGGCTGTACAACAGCAGCGGCGGCCTGCGTGAGCAACTGAAGAAACTGGTGGACGACGGCACCATCGACTCGTGGGTTCGTGGGGCTGTGACTGGCTTGTCCTACGTCACCGATGGCGTGACCTACGTCGTGCGCGCGTTCAAGATCGCGGGCGAGTTCATCTTCAATTGGGCGATGTCGGTCGGCGATGTATTCGGCGGTGTTGGGCGCTCGCTGGACATGCTCAAACAGGGAAATTTCACAGGCGCAATTGACTCGATGAGTTCATCGATCACGACCGCCAAGGGGCGCATGGTTGACTTTGCGGCGCAGTCGCAACAGACCTGGGGCGAGGAAACCTTCGGCTCGAAACTGCGTGCGCGCATGGGCGAACTCGAAGGCGTGAAGCGCGCACACACCGAACTTCGGCCGCAGGTCGACCTGGCTGCGGCAGCAGTGCAGAAGCACGGCGAGGCCGTCGACAAGGCCCGCCAGGCCGGCATCGACTGGATCGCCAACCTCGACAAGGTGGGCGCTGCGCTGCAGATGGAAGAAGACCTCGGACGCAAGCTCACCAAGGCCGAGCAGGAACGGCTCGACCTCGAAGACAAGCTCAAGACTGGGAAGATCAAACTCACCGACGCAGAGATCGCGCACGCCAATGCCGTCATCAATGCGAATGATGCGATCCAAAAAAACATCAGCTGGCAGAAGCAGGCCAACTCAGAGAACGACAAGGCGGCTGAAGCCATCTTCAAGACAACCGAGAAGTTGGAAGGCCAGGTCAAGGCGCAGCAGGATATCAACGACAAGATCGGAAAGACGCCCGAGCAGCTTGTCGCGCTGCAGCTCGCATCGCTTGAGACGCAAAAGCAAGAAGCCATGCGCATGGCCGATGCCACGATCGGCGGAGAGGACGTCCGGCAGGCCTATCTCGACCAGGCCGCAGCCTTCGGGCAACTGCAGGGCAAGGTCAAAGATGGTGTTGTACTAAAGGCGGCGGCTGACGCGGCTGCAGCATGGAAGACCACTGTCGACGGCATCACCAACGGCCTGACCAACGGTTTGATGCAGGCCTTCGAGTCCGGCAAAGGCTTTGCCCGCGCCTTCCGCGACATGCTGGTCAACGCCTTCAAGACGCTGGTCTTGCAGCCGGTCATCAACTTTATCGTCTCGCCCATCACGGGTGCGGTGTCGTCTGCTCTTGCAGGCCTCCTGGGCACTGGCAGCGCGGTGGCTGGCACGGGCGGCGCACTGGCCGGAGCGTCCGGTGCTGGCGGCATCTTCTCAGGCCTGGGTTCGCTGGGCACGCTGGCATCGTCGCTCGGGACATTCGGCACGGCGGCCGGCTATGGCGCCAGCGCGCTGTTCGGCGGCACTGGTCTGACCGCACTGGCCGGTGCCGCAGACATGATCGGCGCAGGGTCTCTGGCTGGCGGATTCGGAATGGCTGCCGGCGTCCTCGGTCCTGTCGCTCTCGGCTTGGCCGCCCTGTCGATGCTGGACAAGAAGTCCACACCCCACATGGGCGGCTATTCGCTGGCCGATGCGTCTGGCAACGTGAGCGACATCACCTCGGTGATGGGCGGCAAGCAAAACACCACGACGCAGCAGACCACCAACGCCCTGGCGGCCTCGGTCTCGGCCCTGCTCAACAAGACGGGCAGCGCCTTCGGACTCACGCCGAACCTGAGCGTGCGGTCGGTGTTCGAAGCCGACAACAAGGACGCGGCCGAGGCGCTGTTCCACATCCTCGACCAGTCTGGCGCCAAAGTGGCCGGCTTCGACCAGACCACCGGCAGCACGCTGGCCGCTGACTCGACCACAGCCTATGGACAGTACACCAGCCAGGCAGCCGGCTCAGTGCGCAGCGCGATCCAGAACCTCGGGCTGCCAGACTGGGCTCTGGCCGAGTTCAACCAACTGGGCGCGGGCGCCACGATCGACGACATCGCCGCCGTTGCGCAGAAGGTCATCGACGAACAGAACCGCAAGAAGAACGGCGACCCCGCAGCGACGTCCGACCCGCTGTCTGGACCGCTCGTGCAGGCCGACTATTCGCCACTGCTCACCGACATGCGCGACTCAGCCAAGGCCACTGCAGAAGCGGCCAAGACCATCGCCGAGAAGATGGCCACGGCCGAGTGGCAAGTGACCACCTGCGACACCATGACAGAGGGCTTCAAGCAAGCCATCGCTCAGATCGAGCTGGCGGTGGCCAGGCTCTCGGCCATTGACCAGCGCGACGCACTCGTCGCCGCACGCGCAATATGAGCGCAGACGGCCTCGAACGGCGCGTCGTCGTCGAGATCACGCCCACCGTCGATTCGGCGGGCACGAAGCAGACTTTCCTGTTCTCCGAGCGCGGATTCGCCACCACCCCGGCCGATTCACCCAGCGAGGTGGTGGTGCGCGAGCTGTTGCAAAGCGCGGGGCAGTGGCAGCAAGACCTGTTCGGCGGCAGCCGCATGGGAGGCCGCGTGGTGCCCGGCGGCGGCACCATCACCCTGATCAACGAGGGCGGCGTGCTCGACGCCTGGGTGGATTACGGCGTCGATGGCGCCAAGGTCACCATGCGCTGGGGGCCGCCAGGCGCGGCCTACCCGGCCGGCTACAGCACTGTGCTGATTGCCTACGGCCTGTCGGTGCAGGCGGGCTTTAGCACCGTGCAAATCACGCTGCGTGACCGGCTCTATCTGCTCGATAAGCCCATCTCGTCGGGCACCTTCAGTGGCACGGGTGGCTTCGATGGCACGGGTGTGGCCGGGCAGCGCATGCAGTGGGTGGCAGGCGACCCGGGCTACGTCCCGCCGATCCTGCTGGATGCCTCGCGCCAGCTCTACTTCGTGCAGGACGCAGCTACGGGCGGGATTCAGGACTACCGCTTCAGCGTCCCCAACGACGAGAGCATCACCGCGCCGTTTGACGCCTTCGTCGGTGGCGTGCGCCTCACGCGCGGGGCCAACTATTCCAGCGCGGCCGAGTGCCTGAGCACGGCGCCAGGCGCTGGCGAGGTGCGTTTCTGGTTCGGTGACACGGGCGGCTTCGGCGCCAACAAGTTGGGGCCGGTCTACATGCGCCTGGGCACGACGCCCACCTTCAAGGTGCGCGTCTACGCGGCGGGCTATGCTCCCGATGGCGCGGGCTGGTTCATCAACGACGTGGTGGCCCGCGCCGGCCTGTCGGTGTCCACCTACTACGGCACTGGTGAGTCGGTGCGCTCGCGCCTGGTGAACGACGACAGCACCTATTTGCAGGTGCTCGATGACTCGTGCATCGCCGACTTATCAGCCTACGGCTTCACGCGGCTCGATGAGCTGTACAGCGTGCGCCTGCAAGAGCCCGCCAACGCAGCCACAGTGGTCTACCGCACCACCGACACGGGCACCGATACCGTGACGCGGCCACTGTTCACCTTCAACACCTCCAACGCACGCGGCTTCACGCGCGGGCCGGTGGCGGGCATGCCAACGCCTATCCATCGCGTCACTGTCACGTCGGGCGAGGCCTGGCCGCATGAGCTGGACCCCACCTGCACGGCACGCATGCGCGAGGCCCTGCAGCGCGAGACGGCGTGGGCCAGCTTCACCGGCTCAAACCCGGCGATTCTGGACGCGCACCCGGGCGCGCAGTCGGTCGAGCTGGTGACGAAGGAGCGCTACTTCCAAAACCAGTTTGGCGAGAGCCTGTGGGTGATGAACTACCTCACCCTGTTCGGCGGCCTGCGCTGGATCATGACGCTAGAAACGGACATGACCGACACCACGCTGGCCATCGAGCTGATGGACAACGCGCTGGTAGACATCCCGCGTTTTGGATGCACGGGCGGCCGGGCGTTCCGCGTGGTCAGCCGCACGATCAACGTAGACGCGCGCACTATCACCTTCGGCCTGTGGGGCGGCACCGCGGGCCTGGGCGGCTATCTGGTCACCACCACGGGCGGGGCGCCCACCGTGGTCAATCCGGCTGCAGACCTGGGGCGTCTGGGCGACATTGGCCTGCTGGCCTACTCGCACGCGGATGTGCCGTCGTGGGCGTTTCCTGGCATCGGCGAGATCACGGCCTCCGCCACCTCGCATGTGCAAGGTCAGGTCAAGCTGCTGCTCAACTTCGAGGGCAGCGACGGCGCTACGTCGATCACCGACGAGTCCGAGTTCGGGCGCACGCTCACAGGGAATGCCTACTGTGCGATCAGCACGACGCGCGCCAAGTTCGGCAGCAGCTCGCTGAAGTTGCTCAACGCGTCGCAACTGGGCCTGAACATCGCCGCGCACGCCGACTTTGGCTACAGCACCGGCACCAAGTGGACGCTGGAATATTGGATCTACGTGGACACCTGGCCAAGCCCGGTAACCGACACGTTGATGGACTTTTACAACTTGACAGGCCCGCATGTCGTCAATCACGGCATCACGGGCGCAGCAGCCACGCTGCATGTCAACCTCAACGTGGCCACTGGGTCGCACAGTGGCACCACCAACATCGCCACCGGCGCGTGGAAGCATGTGGCGATCGAGGACGACGGCACCAACACCAAGTTGTATTACGACGGCGCACTCGAATACACCGATTCAGGCGTTCGCATCGCTGACACCACCAACGCCATCTGCGTCGGTGGCTACCACTCCAACAGCGTGGCCACGTCCTCTGACGGAACGGTGGTCTACATCGACGGCTACCGCCTGACCATCGGCAAGAACATTTACGGCGGCACCTACACACCGCCAACCTCGGCACCCACAACCTCGGTCTAAATCATGGCAACAGCAACACAGTTCGACACGACGGTGCGCAACGCCGTCTTGCAGGCCATCGAGGACTCGATCGGCACCAGCCCCAAACTGCGCTACTGCACCGGCAGCCCGCCGGCCAACTGCGCAGCCGGCCAGACCGGAACGCAGATCGTCGAGATGACGCTTCCCAGCGACTGGCAGGCGGCACCATCAGGCGGCGCATCGGCAAAGTCTGGCACCTGGTCGGGCACGTCCTCCACAGGTGGCGTGGCGGGATACTGGCGCCTGCTCAGCAGTGCGGGCACTTGCCGTGCGCAGAACACCATCAGCCAGGCGTTCAAGCTCACCACCAGCGCGAGCACGGCAGCGGGCAGTAACGTGCTGACCTTCACCTCGGCGTCTGGCGTGGTGGCCGGGCAAAACGTTTACGGCACGGGCGTGGCCACAGGCACGACGGTACTGAGCGCCACGGGCACCACGGTCACGCTCAGCCTGCCCAGCACGGCGGGCGTCACCAGCAGTACAGACGTCTACTTCGGCGACACCTCTGGCGGCATGTGGATGCCCAACACGACGATCGGAACCGGCGTTGTCGTGACCTGTGACACCTTCAACCTGATTGCCATGGGGGCCTGAATGGGCAATCTCGCGTTGGGCTACTTCAACCGCGTGCGCTCAGGCGTCACCATCACGGGCGGCAGTTGGCGCGCGGCGCTGCCGGCCAGCAACGTGGCCAGCCCCGAGCGTGCGGCTGTGGCGCGCAGCACCACAGCCGCCACGGCTGACACCAAGCTCAACATCGACCTTGGCACGGCCTACACGCTGCGTGTGATCGCGTTTGACGCGCACAACCTGAGCGACTCGGGCCAGTGGCTGGTCAAGCTCGGCACATCTTCGGGCGCGTCAGACGTCTACCTTGGGACGTTGACCAACTGGCTGCAGGCCACGTCGGTCGAGTCAACCATCACCGAGCATGGAGCGAGCAAGGGCGACGACTACGCGGCGATCAAGGTTCTGCCAGCCGACTACTCGGCCCGCCACCTCACGATCGAGGTGTCAGACGCAGGAAACGCAGCAGGCTATGTGCAGATAGGCTATGTGTTCGCAGGCCCCGCGCTCATTCCCCAGGTCAATGCCGCCTATGGCGCCTGGAATGACGGGCACATCGACCTGTCCACCAGCAGTCGGGCGCGCAGCGGTGCGCTGTGGACTGACCCTGTGCGGCGCATCAAGTCCTCACAGGTCTCGCTCGGTGCGCTCACCACCGCCGAGGCGGCCATCGTCCACGAGCAGCAGCGCGTGCTGGGCACGGTCGGGCGCGTGCTGTTCATACCCGACATCTCCGATGCGGACGTCACCCAGCGATTCGGTTTCATCGGGCGCATGTCGCAACTCAGCGCGCTGGATCACCCACAGTACGCGCGGCGCGGTAACGCATTCACGCTTGAGCAAGGCTGAACCATGAAAGGCACCACCATGACCCGCACCATCCGATTTATCCTCGCTGCGATCTCGCTGCTGTTCATGGCGTTCATCGTCGCGGCGCCAATGCTGGCGCATGCACAACAGACGCTGCCCACGATGTGCGGCGCCGAAGCCAGCGGAAAGCGCTACCTGCAGGGCGATGTGTGGGCCGGAAAGTCTCCGGGGCAGTACGTGGACGAGCTGGGTTACTGGCAGTATTGCCCGGCCTGGGTCAACCCTGACGGAGGCGACCCGCGCACGCCTGAGCCGCAGCCTGCGTGCCCTGGGCGCTATGGTACCGAGACGTGGTATGGCGCAGATGGCGTGTCCGAGTGCAACTCGGGGCCGAAGGGCCAGACCGACAGCCCGTACACCAAGCTGCACTACACGCTGCACAACGGCACGCAGATGATCTATGACGACGAGGGCGAAACCAGGGGCGCGCAGCGCTGGGTGTGCCGCGCTGGTGTCTGGCGCCTGATGTGGGAGTCGTGCGAGACGATCAAGCAAGCTCCGGCGTCAAAGTCATTCGGCGCGCCGCGTCTGGTTGTCAAACCGCGGGTGCCGTGATGGACAAGCACGGCACCGGCTGGCTCGGATCTGACTCGACCAACGATCTGGAGCACCAAGCGCTGGCCAACATGACGTCGGCCGTCGAACGCCGCGTGGAGCATATGCACGAGCTGATCGAGCAATCGTTCGCCGATCTGCGCGCCGGCATCCGCGACGACATCAGCGCGGGGTTCGAGGCGGCGCTGCGCAACGTCGCCAAGGACTCGGATTTTGCCAAGCCGTTTTGGCAGCAAGGTGCTGACCACATGATCGAGCGCGTGACGGCACAGGGCACGCAGTGGATCGGTAGGCGCATCCTCACATGGCTCGTTGGAACGGCGCTCGTTGCGGCGATCACCTGGGCCGTCGTGACGGGGCGATTCAAGTGAACATCATCGCCGCCACCGTCCGCGCCGCCATCGGCTGCACGCAGGCGCTGGCCGACCTGCACGCGCCGCACCTGGCCGAGTCGTGCGCCGGGTACGACATCACCACACCCGACAGGCTGGCGGCCTACTTTGCGCAGATCGGACACGAGTCCGGCTCGCTGCACTATGCGCGAGAGATCGCCTCTGGCGCAGCCTACGAGGGCCGCGCCGACCTGGGCAACACGCAGCCCGGCGACGGTGAGCG